GTCGTACATCCTGCGTGCACGTTGGCGCTCATGTTGGTCAGAACCCGGACCGGACTTGCCGGTTTCCAAATCACGTTTGTATTCTTTTTTGTAGTCACGTTTGCGTGTAGCCATTTTGTTTCCTTTCAACGGGTGTCAATCTTTTCGTTTGGTATTGAATTCACATGTCTTGACCGGGCACCATCCACAAAGCGGGGTCTGTGTTGGGTTCCATACATCGGTAGCTACGCAGTCAAGCAACTTGCCGTAGCGCTCACGAAACTCCCACCACTTCGCACCTGATTCCTCATGCGTCATAGACATCTTAACCATATCATCTTTCAGTACAAACATCAAGGCGGCGTTCACCTTCCTGATATGCGGATGTAGCTTAAACACCATGCACGCCATCAGCGCCAACTGATCCCTATCGGGATACTTGTTGTTGCCTGTTTTCCAGTCCACAACCCATGCGGTCAGATCGTCGTCATCAATGATCAGCATGTCGGCTATGCCTCTTACCCAAACACGTTTATCAAACCAATCGCAAGGCTCAAGGTTAGCGGTGAGCGCCATCTTAGTCTCGGCTGACACACGTCCTTTCTTAGCTTTCAACTTGTCCACAATGGGGCGCATGAACGCAAACTTCTCGTCCAGATCCTCTGAGCCCTTGATGTAATTCTCCACTGCTTTGTGCAGTAAGTTCCCGTACTTCATCTCAGCAGACTCTACGAACGGATACTTCTTGAGTATCTTAGTTTCGTGGTAGCGCCTTGCGCACCCCTCAAAATCTTTGAGTGATGAGTGTGACCAAGCGATTGGTTTGACGGTAGGGTTGGGGTGCATAGTTTTCCTAGTTGTTAAGAGTACTCTACTTTGGCAAGCAAGTGCATATACATTCTAAAAGCTTCACGCACACGCATAACATCGGGACACGCCGGTAGTAGATAGCTTCTGCTATAAGAATGGGGCGAAGATAACATCCACGATTTTGACGCGCCGGTGATGTAGTTCGGTGTTCCTTGCTCTACAAGTTTATAACCCGCCGACTCCATGAGCATCAACATCTCTTCGTCGCCAAGGTGTGCAAAGTCATCCTCATCGGGGAACTTAAAGTTTTGCTGAGACGATGACATCTGTTAACCTATCTGCAAACGCACAAACGAAACGCTCATTACTTTCTAAGTCGTGCCCCATGTCCTTGAGGATAGCGTGTGTGACCTCATGCCAAAAGGTATCAACGACCTCACGCTTTGGATGTGGTTTGCTATCGTACGTACTGTGCGTGGCTATCTGAACAAGTCGTTGGTTGTACTTGATCTGCCCCATTGAGTCTGTACCCGGTATGTGCTTGTGCACCTCAACCTTGTACGTGTGCTTGCCGATTGTGAATTTTGTTGGTATCTTCATTTACTTCTCCTTTGTTGTAAACCTAACGCTTCTTTTAGTGTCCATCCCCGATTTCGCCTACTGTAATACGTACCCTTTGATAATTTTAAAAACTCACACCAACCACTTAAACTTTTTGTCTTTCCTTCGTGGGTTACCCATAAAACTCTAGTAGAGTTATAGCTTTGTTGGTGTTTTGTAGCCCACCGACAATTAGAAGGGCTGTAATTTTTATCATTATTAATTCGATCAAGTGTCAATCCTTGCGGGGCTTCTCCCATGTCCTCTAAAAAATTTTCATATTTTTCCCATCGTTTACAGACCGTTATACCTCTGCCGCCATAACGGTAATAGTCTTTCCTTTTATTGTTACTGCACCTATCTCGCATAGCTTGCCATATTCCATACGTTCTATTTTTATAACCGGTTATCCTAGAGTTCGCTTGTCCGTGCGTCGTACTGCGAATTCCTAAAACTGCTTTCTTCCAACAACCGCATGAAACTTTTTCTCGAGTTTTTAGTTGTCGGGGAGTAGCAAGCGTCTCGTTCCCGCATTTGCATACACATAGCAATCTCCACGTTTTTTCTTTAAAAGGTACAACGTCTTTAACAAATAAAAAATTAAAAGTTTTTTCGCAAAAATTATTTTGCATTTCCGTAACGTTTAGCGTGCCCAACTTCACTCTCCAAAGGTATGCCCGGTAAATACGCGGGTGGGGTTATCATAGTGTTATATACCAACTCATGTGCCTCTTCGATTTCGGCATCAGGAGCAATTATACCAAATTCGTCATGCACTGTCATAACTACTGGGTAGCGTTTGTTCACCCTGAGCATACCGTCCGTCATCACAATACGCGCAACACCCTGAATGATATTGTTCGTAATCTTACCCGGGTATAGCTTGGTCTTGTCTTCTCCGTAAACCCAGTTGACCTTTGGTCTACCGTTCTTATCTTTGATGATCTTACCGTCTGCATCCTTCTCTGGTTCTTCACGCAGATCAGGGTACAAGAGCTTCATACCGTTGGGTAATTCTATCTCACCTTTGCGAAAAATTATACACTTATATGATAGCTCTTCTCCGTTGATTAGACAACGAGACATCATCTCCTGACACATCTCCCAGAAACTTACTACTGGTTGAGCAGTGCGCCTATAGATGTCAATGATTGCCTTTGATGCTACGCAATGGATCAGCAGTTCACCATCTGTACATGTGTGCGGAATGTCCGCCATCTTCTCTAGGTTCTCTTTGTTCTCCAAGAACTTCTCAACGTACTCTTTATCAACGCCTAACTTCTTTGCGAAATCTTTTGTGTAGCGAACCGGCGGTGCTCCAAGGAAACCGACAAGGAGTTGCGTGGCAAATGACGCCCAACCAAGTCCATAGCCACAGCCCAAAAGTGCACTCTTTGCTGACTGTCGGAGGTCAGGGTGAGACTCCTTAGAAAGACCGGGAATATTAAACATTTGCGCCCCGAATGAGGCGTAAGCATCAGCTCCACTCCTGAAGATGTCGAGCATGTCCTCGTAATCCGCAAACCACGCAAGTACTCTCGGCTCAATTTGCGAGAGATCACCGACCACCAACTGGTAGCCTTCGGGAGCCATAATCGCTTTGCGTAAGAACGACCCTCGTTTGAGGTTTTGCATATTGATAGCGGAGCCTTTGGACGCCGTCCAGCGACCCGACTTCGCTCCGTAGTACGATAGCGGAACCGGTAATGCACCCCTTTGCGAAATATCAAGGAACCTCTGCGCCCGAGTTCTTTCGGTAGTCGACTTAACTTTAAGGCGTGCTTCACAAACGAGGGCAACATCTTCATTTTCTCCATTGAGTAGGGCTTGGAAGTGCGCATCATTTTTAGCAAGTGCAAGCGTTTGTTTGCCGGTTGTTTTGCTAATCTTTGTTGGGGGGTCGACTCCCAATGTTTTAAGTAGTTCTGCAAACTGCTTGTTCGAAGCGAGTGCAGTCTCATCCACGCCGAGCCTTTGTAATAGTCCTTCACGTTTATCCCTTTCATCTGTGAGCGCCTCAATCAACATGCGCTTATCTAACTCTAATACCGGTTCTGTGTACATCCGCAATGTCATATCAATCAGGCGTAACTCTGATTTAGGATAGCCACTAACGAATCGCTTGAAGATTTCTTCACACAAGAACACATCGTGTTTGCAGTACTCTGCGAGTTCATTCTCAATCGCACGTGGGAGAGTCTCTAATCCATCAGATGAATGTACTGCGTCCCCCTTGGGTGGGAGTCCAAAATGCTCCGCAAGCTTTTCGAGACTATTCCCGACTTCCACGCCTCGCAAAGCTCTGCCCATTGAAAGTGTGTCGAAAATGAAAGCGGGCTTGACTCCGTATCTCCATGTGAGGATGGAGACGTCGAACTGTGCGTTGTGTGCAAGGACGGCTGTTGTTGACCAATCGTAGGTGTTGAGGATGCGTGGTAGTTCATCTCCTCTGTACCATTGGGTAACTTTGTCTGTTCCGTACTCATGGATACAGGCTCCGAAAGCTGTGAATCGTGCATCTCTTATGTACTCCTCGGTTGTCATCTTCGATAGTGTGTACTCTTTACTGTCCCACCTTGTCTCAAAGTCAATGGTCAGTATAGTCTTGTATGGTGCGCTCATTTGTCGAGTTCCAATTGTTTATTAATCCACTCATCCAACTTCTCATGCAACCAATCAATGTTGCGCTCACCAATAGACTTACCGTTATCAGTCATCAATGGATCGGTTAAGGTTTGTTTAATAGCACCCCCCGCACTGAACTTGATAAATTTATCCTCCTGATCTACCGATACGCCGATCACATCGTGCTGAACGTCTGACATACCAAACCTCGTTAATAAAATTTCATTCATGTGTTGCGCTCCTTCAATTTAGCTTCTATTTCTTTTGCAAACTCATCTACCCACGCCCCATAAATAATTCGCCATTCATCACATATTGGTTTTAACTCTTCCTCAGTCAAACTTACCCACTCTTTCCCCTCCACCAACCACACAACCTCATCTTCTTTAATCAGTCTCTCGTGCGGATTAGGAAGTCCCATGCACCCACGCTCAAAGCAACCTCTGTCGACCATTAGCTTTTCAGTCATGTGCTTCTCCTAATTAAACATTTCTTTGGGCGGTGCACCCTTCATCAACGTCTCTTGTGCATAATCGTTACCAAATCTAAGTAGCTCCGCCGCAAACATGGAGTTCGCATTAGCAGAGGCAAGTGCAATCGAACCGTCATTGCCATCTGAGAATACTATGACTGCGCTGAACGGACTGTCTTTGCCGTAGCATGCAATAAGTTTGGTAGTGATGAACTGCAAGTGTTTCTTTTCCTCGTCATCCATACCGCCCACAATCTTCTCTATAAATTCTTTGTAGTTATCTGATTCCATTTAGTACCTCCTCTAGTTGATCAATATTTTTCTCGTTAACAATAAGCGCTTCACCGCCTGCTTGCATAATCCTGTTGAGGTTATGTTCTTGCAAAGCGGTTGGCTTCCCTCTACCTGCCTTGGCTTCGATGCCAATGAACAGTCCTTTGTGGCACACCAGAAAATCTGGCGTACCCGCATTACCAAACCCACTACCAATAGGCATGGAATAGTAGGCGCCTACTCGGTCTAAGATCGTTCTGATTTGTTTCTTGACCTTAGCCTCTGGTGTCATTCCCATGTCTGAACTCCGTCATAAACTTCGTTGAGTTTCTCAATGTAGTGCCGTGCTTTATTCATGTCTTCTTCTGTCGCACCTTTGCGTCCTGCACGCATAGAGTATTTGATGACACTACCCTTTAAGAATCCTACGAATTCCTCTGTGGTCAAGACTGCTTGCATAACAGTCCACGGTTGTAGTGGCATATCTTTATAGTGGCTACCGCCCACTTGTTTGTCGTCTGCGTTCAAAATAAAGCCTCCTCGTATTGTGTTGTGTCTACTTTTTTCCGTTTGATTCTTGTGGGCTCGTTATTAAGGAGCTTCGTGGGGAAAGGCCAAGTTGAATTTCTTCTGACCTTATTTGTCTGTTTAAGTGGTTTCGTAGCCAATCATGTCCTCCTAAGTCGTAATACATTTCTTTCTGTGCATCGCTAAGGCGTATGCTTATGGTTATGCTTCCTGTGATTTCACTTCTGGATCTTGGCATCATCCTTGTCCTTGTGATCGTGTGTTTCTGTTTCTTCTTTGTTAAAAAATATCTTCTTACAAACGGTGCACAACCAAGCAGGGCGAAAGATTTGATTCACCTCACCTGTGTGTACACCAAGAGGTCTGCCTTCATAGGTGTTGATCTTTTGGAACACTTGTTTTTTCCTCCATCCTGTCATCAGCACCTGCCGTCCATGTCCACGGCTTTAGCTCTGTACTGACGTATCGCCTCTAACTTAGCGTAGAACTTTTGAACATGCACTAGCGCATCGCCGTAACGTCCGCTATCTACATCGTCACATATCACCTTCGCTTCTTCTATTGCGTTCTGATACAAGGCAAGCTCTGCTAGTGCATCGCCCAGTTGTAAGTCTATCTCTCTTGTTTGATCATCCATTGGTTTGCTCCTAAAAATTCTATCAAAGTTACTTGCAAATGCGTCCATGTTAACAGGTCTTTGGACTGAACCTTTTCCTCCATCACTCATGCTTATCTCCTTGCATAGTTTGTGTTTTTAATATAAAACTTAGCGCATCGACCCTCTACAACGGTCAGGGTTTTATCTTTACGCATGGTGTCTTCTACGTTGGTAACCTCTTGTTTACATTCCTCTTGGTTTGCGTAGGGTGTTTCAACGGCGATCATTCCGCAATTAACACCTTTACAAAAGAAAA